CACAAGCCGCAAACAATGGATTGCTTTCCCTTCAATGACAAAGTTTGACCTTCAGCACTGGGAGCGATGCAAGCCTTACCTTGAGGCGGCATTGCTTCACGCTGGACAAACGCATACCATTGAAGATATTGCAAAGGCCGTGACAAACAAGCAAATGCAGTTTTGGCCCGGTTCGCAATCCGCTGTCATCACAGAGATTCAGGTTTATCCGCGAAGCAAGGCATGTCACTACTTCCTTGCTGGCGGAAACATCGAAGAACTCGCCGCAATGCGCCCCGTTATCGAGAAGTGGGCGTTATCCATAGGATGTAATCGCGTCACGCTAGCGGGTCGGCGCGGATGGATCAAATCATTTCTGGCGGACGAAGGTTATCAAGAAAAGTGGACTGTCATGTCCAAGGAGTTATCACCATGAGTAAAGGCGGCGGCGGAAGTTCGTCAACATACACACCCGATCCAGAGTTTAAGCAAGCTGCGTTGCAAAACTATGCGTTCGCGCAACAAGTAGCGCAGCAACCTTATCAAGCCTATGGCGGGCCAAGGATTGCGGGATTCACGCAACCGCAACAAGAAGCAATGGCCGCCATCAGAGAATCGCCATTAAGCCTTGGCGAATCCATGGCTAACTTTTACAATCCTTATAACCAGCAAGTTATCCAAAACACGCTCGGCAACATTGAAACGCAACGACTGATGCAACAACAACAGTCACGCGCAGCCGCGGCAAAGGCTGGCGCGTATGGCGGAACACGCCAAGCAGTGCAGGAAGCGTTGCAACAGCAAGCCGCATTACAAACAGGCGCGCAGGCCGCAGCACAACTTGCGCAGCAAGGGTTTGGTCAGGCCGCCGCGCTTGGTGCGCAGGACATTGGTTTACGCCAACAAGCCGCAGCAGGATTACAAGGTGTTGGCGCACAGCAACAAGCCATGAATCAAGCCAATTTGGATTTGGCGTACCAAGATTTCATGCGCCAACAAAATTACCCGTTGCAGCAGTTGCAGATCCTTCAACAAGGTTTTACGCAAATACCATCAGGTGGTACGCAACAGACCACGCAAAACCTTTCTGGCGCGCAACAGTTTGGGCAAGTATTGAGCAATGCTGCGGCGCTTGCTTATCTGTTTCCCTCGGATAAGCGCATGAAGGAAAACATCGTCAAGATGAAGTCACCACTTGCATCGCTTGGCGAACTCAGTGGTTACGAGTACGAATACAAGGGTTCGGATATGCCAACGGGTGGCGTGATGGCGCAAGACGTTGAGCGCGTTATGCCGCACGCTGTAGCCAAAGCGGATAACGGAATGAAGATGGTTAATTATCCAGAAGTAACGGGTTTGCTGGTTGAGGCTGTCAAGGAACTTGATCGCCGCACAAGGGGTTAAACATGGCACTTTTAGACTTTCTGTTTGGCGGGCCTTCATACAGCACGGTTCCGAATTCACCTGAATCCGCCATGCAAGGCGCATCGCCTAATGTCTTGCAACGTTTTGGTACAGGTCTTGATCGTGCAACCATGATCCCTGGTCTGCCAACGGCACCCATGGATGAAGAAGAGCGTATGCGTCAACGATGGATGACGCTTGCCAATATCGGATCCACGCTTGCTCGTGGCGGCACTGCCGCTGAAGGTTTACAACAAGCCCGCCAACAAGCCTTGCAGCAACAGATTATTGGTGCGCAGTTTGCGGAGCAACAGCGCAAGATGACAGAGCAGCAAGCTATGCAACAAAGGATGGCGGCTTTACGCCAACGATTGCAAGGCTTGCCAACCGAAGTAACGCCAACCATGGCGCTTGCTGGTGGCGGCGGCCCAACACAACAAGCCGCAGAGATTCTCGGAAGGCCAATCCCTGAAGATGATCAACAGCGAATGAGGGCCAATCTATTACGCAGTGTTGCGTCTGAACTTGCGCTTGAACCGGGTGGCGCGGCACAAGCCAAGGCTTTAACGGATCTCGCGCAAAACATTGGCGAAGTCCAAAAGCCAACAGTGCTTTCACCTGGATCACAGGCAATTGGGCCAACAGGAAATGTAATCGCATCAGCTCCATTTGCTCCGAAAGACTTATCGTTAGAACAAATGATTCTTAGAGATCCAAGTTATGCGTCAAGTCCTGCCGCACAAGCATATTTGAAATTTCAGCAGCAACTTAAAGAATCAGGAAGGCCGGTGACAAACATTAACGTTTCCACTGGCGAAACATTTGGCAAAGAAATAGCTAAATCTACTGCCGCCATGGCCGCTGGACAGGTTGAGCAAGCTCAGTCAGCAGCAAGCCAGGTTGAGAATAGCAACCGCGTTAGAGCGTTGCTTGATCAGGGTGTCATTACTGGTTTTGGTGCCGGAGGAAGGCTTAAACTTGGTCAGGCTGCGCAGGCACTTGGTTACATGCAAGATGATCAAAGGATTGCAAATACCGCCACACTGATCCCGCAACTAGCGCAAAGGACATTAAACAACGCATCAAAGATGAAAGGTGTGTTGTCTGATTCTGACATTAAGTTGCTCGAAAAAGTATCAAACGCCGATATTTCGGTTGGCGAAGCATCGCTTAAACAAGCACTTGATCTTTCTGATCGTGTTGACCGTGAGGCAATTAAGCGTGGACGCAATGCAGCGCAAACAATTCTCGCCACACCAGGCATGAGCCAATTCGCACCAATGTATCAAATACCTGAGCCTAAGCCTTATTCCAAGCAAGTGACGGTTAAGGGTAAGCCAGTAACGGCAACGCAAGGTGTTGATGGTAATTACTATGTGACTGTTGACGGAAAACGTTTCCGCGTTGAGGAATAAAATCATGGCCGAGGCTCGACTTATACCCGTTGACGAGGAAGAGAAGCGCGAAGTGCGTTTGGTTCCTGTTGAAGCGCCACGCATGGAGCGTCCACCATCACCAACGATTGGCGAGCGCACGATCCGCGGGTTTATGGATGTTGGGCAAGGCTTAAAGCAACTGTACTTGATGGCGACTGATCCTGGTGAGGCCGCAAAGTACACACAGCAAGTCAACAAAGACTTGGCAATGTATGAGGCCGCCATAGGAACTGCGCAGCCACCTAGCATTTACGGTGAACGTGGTATGCGTACCGATGCGGGGCCGGCAGCAGACATTCCTCGTATGGTGGGTAATGTCATGGCAACCGCACCGGCCATGCTTATACCTGGCGGAAGAGAGTTAACGCTTGCCGGTATCACGGCGCGAGGATTACAAGGCGCAGTGCCAGCTGCCGCTATGTATAGCGAAGCTGGTACGCCAGAATCAAAACTTGCACAAGCGGCAACGGGCGCAGTTGCCGGTGTGGTTGCGCCTGAAATAGTTAAAGGCGCATCACGTCTTGCGTTAGGCACCAAGGATTTGGCGGCAGCGGCAACACGTCAGGCAACAGTTATGTCGCCATCGCAAGTGCGTGTTGAAATAAACAACTACATCAAAACGCTTGATCCGCAAGCCGATATTTCGCAACTCACTGCCACAGCGCAAGCACGGCTTGCCGAGGGCGCAAAGCGGCAGTTACAAGTTACTGGAAAACTTGATCCTGAATCACTGATTAGGCGCGAGGATTTCGAGAAGTTGGGTATGCCTTATACGTCAGGCCAGGTAACGCGTGATCCTAGACAGTTTGCAGCAGAACGTAATCTTGCCGCCATTGAAGGTGCTGGTCAGCCGTTACTTGATATTTTCACGCAACAACCGCGTCTGTTGCGCGAACGTCTTGAAACGTTACGCGGGCAAGCGCAGCCAACGCCATTAGCAACAGGTGAAGCGGTAACAGGTGCCATTGGTCAACGCGTTGATCGTAGCGGTTTATTCGGCGCGCTTGGCGCTGATATTGATGCGGCATACAACGCAGCGCGAAGCCTGCCTGGTGCGAAGGATCAAATTCCTTTTGGCGACTTTAGGATGCGCATTCAAGATACGCTTGATAACTTTGAAGATGTGATTCCTTCGCCGGTTAAAAAGCGTATTGAACAGTTTGCAATAGGTGGTGATGACGGAAGAGCGTTTAGCATTGAAGAGGCAATCAAGTTCCGCCAATTACTTACGCAACGAGCCGGTGAGAATCCTGGTTCAGCTAAAGCCATGGGAGATATTAAAAGGCAACTTGATGCTTACATGGCGGAAGTAACGCAAAACATACCAGAGGCAAATCAAGCCGTTCAAAAGTTCCGCGAAGGCATTGGACTGTCAGCCGCCAGAGCGCGTGAATTTGATCCTTTCAAGCCAATCGTTGCGGGCCAGGCCAATCAGGATCAATTCTTTCAGCGATTCATTGTTGGCGGCCAAACAAAAGATGTTGTTGCACTGCGCGACACGCTCACCAAACCGCGTGGCGCTAATGTCGACCAGGCTGCCGTTGATCAAGCTAGGGCGGCATGGGATGACGTTAGAGCGCAAACCATTCAATGGTTGATTGATAGTGCCGTGGGAACGTCTGGGGCATTTAGCCAAGCAGGATTTAATTCAGCACTCAAACGGATTCAGCCGAAACTTGAAGTGCTGTTTAACAAGGAAGAAGTTGACCAGTTAAAGCGTATTGGACGCGCATCAACGGCAGCGTTTGGCGAGCCAGCAACGGGTGGTGTGCCGCTGATCAACCGTTCGGGAACAGCACCAACGCTGATGAACATTCTTACGCGTAGCGTTGGCGGCAATATCCCTATGGTTGGCCCAATGGTGCAAAACGTTTCACAACGTATGCAAACCGCGGCCAATGTTGAAGCGGCACAAGCTGCAGCGCAAGGTAGCGTTGTATCGCCAGCCGTTGCCGCCGCACGCGAACAGCAACGACGTATGCTTGCAAGCCGTATGGCGGGGCCATTTCAGGTTGGCCCGTTCCAGGTTGCTCCGTTCCCTGTTGCAGGGGGACTTCTCACCGAGGAATATCGCAGGTAAACTCACACACGGAACTCCCCTCCTGTTGGTTTTTGCCCGCCGCTTGCGGGCATTTTTTTTGCCGTTCGTCGGAAAAGGTTGGACACTTGCAACTTTTTACCGCCAAATGGAAAGCTATGAACAAACTAATTATTGGTATTGACCCAGGTGCAAGTGGTGCGATTGCAACACTTCAAGGTAAAAAACTCATTGACGTGATTGATATGCCGATTGTGCAGCGCACCGTTGGAAAGGCTGTCAAGAACTTTGTATCGCCACATGAGTTGCACACGCATTTGGCGGCTTACCTGATTGACTACGAATGCACCGCCTATATCGAGCAGGTTTCCGCCATGCCTGGTCAGGGTGTAAGTTCCATGTTTTCGTTTGGGCGCTCACTCGGCAATGTTGAAGGCGTACTTGCATCCTTACAGATTCCTTACCACTTTGTGCCGCCACTCGTGTGGCAGCGCAAGGTTAGGTTGACGGGTGGTAAGGATGGCGCACGAGCATTGGCGCAGCAAATGTTTCCTAACAACGCGTCGAGTTTTTCACGCAAAAGAGATGACGGGCGGGCTGACGCCAGTTTGATTGCACTTTATGGGGTTATGAATGAGCACACAGGAAGTTGAAAATCTAAAAGAGTTGTTGAAGTACACGCGCACCCTTGCCGCGGAGAGCGACAACAAGTTGCGCGTTGCGCGCAGGTTTATCCACTCGTTATTGCATCCTGAAGAGTTTGGACACGCAGTCACGGAAGAGGTGCGAGGCAAAGCGTTAGAGATCATCAGGCAGATTTCATGAAGCGCGTCTTGCTTATTGGATCTGAGGGTTACGTTGGCAGCCAATTGCTAAAAAACATTGCGCATGATGTGAATCTTGTGGCCGTTGATATTAAGACGGGCATGGATTTCATGGATATGTCCGACGTTGCACTTAGTGCGTTTGATGAGATCCTTTTCTTTGCTGGCGTGTCTAACGTTGCCGACGCTAACCGCCAACCGCATCGAGCCGTGGCGGAGAACGTTGTATACACGTTGTGTCTACTTGAGCGCATGGCGGCACACACAAGACTGATTTACGCCAGCACAGGATCGTTGCTTTCAAACG